ATAATATCTCCTTGATTTATAATTTTTGGGTGAGATCTAATTTAAACATGTGTACAGAATATATCAAGCAATCTTTTTAAAATTGTTTCCTTGACAACAAATTTATGTTATGAAAGGGACAGAATTAAAGAAAAAAGAATGATAAAAAATACGTTTTTTGCAACCCCTATTTACTATGAAGAAAGACCTGAATGGTTAAAAGAAATAAGTGAAGCTTGTGAACCTTACTTAGAAGACACAAAAAAAGTTTTTGAAAAAACAATTAAAAAAAGAAAAACAGATTATGGTTTAGTTTATCATTCTACTGAAATAGCATCTGACCCTGCTTTACAAAATTTTTACAAATATGTTGGACAAAAATCTGCTGATATTCTTTTAGACATGGGATATGATTTAAGTAACTTTACTTTACATTTTAGTCAAATGTGGGTTCAAGAGTTTCCTAAAGATGGAGGTGGTAAACACTCTGCACATATACATCCTAATAATCATGTATCTGGTTTTTATTTTTTAGAAACAAAAGGATCTTTTCCAATTTTTTATGACCCAAGAACTAGATTAGAAATGGTTTCTCTACCTAGAAAAAATACTGATGAAATAACAATGTCTAGTCCCTTTGTTTCGTGGAACATAAAGCCCGGCACATTAATATTATTACCAGCTTATATGATGCATGAATACATACCTCAACAAAAAGAACCTTTTAAATTTATACATTTTAATGTTAAGGCAATTGAAAAGAAATTTAATAAAAGCGATAGGGTGCAATGAACTTTAAAAATTACGTTTGGTCATTTAAAAATTGTTTACCATTAAATTTTTGTGATGATTTGGTAAAATACGGTAATGGTATTAGAGAAAGTCAAGCTACTGTACATGGTAATTATTCAGGAAAACAATTAGAAAAACAAAGAATATCTCATGTAGCGTGGTTAAATGATTGGTGGATATGGAGACACATGCATCCATGTGTTAATCTTGCTAATGAAAATGCAGGGTGGAATTTTGAACACCATAGTAGAGAAAACATGCAGTTTACAAAGTATAAACTTAATGGTCATTATGATTGGCATTGTGATGCAAATACAGAACCTTATAATGATATTAATACACCTCATCACATAGGCAGAATTAGAAAACTATCTATGACAATTCCTTTAGTAGATGGATCAGAGTATGAAGGTGGGGATTTTATGTATAAGTTACCTACTGGTGAAGAAATTGTAGTTGAAGAAGCTAGAACAAAAGGATCGGTTATTGTTTTTCCTTCCTTTGTACAACATAAAGTTGCACCTGTAACCTCTGGAACAAGATATTCTTTAGTATGTTGGATATTAGGGTGGCCATTTAAATAGGAGATTAATATGAGTTTTAAAGAAAAAAATTATGAAGTAGTTAAAAAAGCAATATCAGCAGAGATGGCTAGTTTTTGTTATAGGTATTTTCTTTTAAAAAGGGAAGCTTACTATTACATGAGAGATAAAAACTATCTTTCACCTTACGAGACTCTTTTTGGTTTTTATACTGATGATCAAATACCAATGACATATAATTCTTACTGCGACATAGCTATGGAAACTTTGTCAACAACGTTGTTACCAGATCTATCAAGAAAAATTGATGTAGAATTACATCAACAATACACTTACACAAGGTGTTATAAGTACGGAGATATTTTGGATAGACATAAAGACAGACCTGCTTGTGAAATATCTGCTACATTAAATTTGGGCGGTGATCCGTGGCCAATTTATATTGATCCAACAGGTGAGTACGGACAAGAAGGTGTTAAAGTAACATTAGGCCCCGGTGATTTGATGATTTATCGAGGGTGCGATTTAGAACATTGGAGAGAACCTTTTAGAGGTGATAAAGTTGTACAAGTTTTTTTACATTACAATGATATTAACGGACCTTTTAAAGACAGATGTAATAAATTTGACAGAAAAGACATGCTTGGTATACCAGAAGATTTTTGTGTAGGCTCAAGATTCTAATGAACGGTTATATAGATTCAATATTTCCAACCAATATTTTTGTTTTTGATTTTGATGTAGATGAAGTTTCTTCTGTTATATCAGACTTTATTATTGATGAAGAAAATATGAAAAGAGTTGATAATAACAATCCTAATAATGGTTCATGTGGTTCATATTACACAGATTTTTATAATCCTTGTACTAACAAAGCATATGAAAAATTGTTAGATAATATATATTATTTTTTTCAAGAAAGAAAAATGAATGCTACATTAATTGCATATTGGAGCGCTGTTTATATAGATCATGCCATGCACTCAGCTCACGTGCATTCAAGTAAAATGAGACCAAACTTTGATAATTGTAATTACTCATCTGTTTTGTGTTTATCTGATTTAGGTGAAACTAGATTTTTATCATCAAATAATTGTTCAGATGATGTAGATTACATATACTCTTCAAAAGTTGGAAGAATGTTAGTGTTTCCAAGTAATCTTTTTCATGACGCTTCTTCAAATAAAACAGGTATTAGAAGAATAATTTCAAGTAATTTAGAGATTAAAAATGTTTACTAATACTAGAGTATTTCAATACAATAACAATTCTTCTCAATGTGTTTATGCTTTTGATAATTTTTTGGATGAAGATTACAAAAATACTATTTTAAATAAAACAATAGAGTTAACAGAAACAGATTCTTTAAATCACGCAACAAATGTAAAAGCACATATGACTGCAACAACAGAGCTTTTAAAACACGATGAATATTTTTTGTTAAGAGGCAAGATTGCCACATTTTTAAATACTTGTATAGTTTTAAGAACACCTCACTGGGACGAACCAAGAGATATTTTTTTTAAAAGTATGTGGGGAATGCAACACTTTAAAGGTAATTACACTAAAAAACACACTCACGGTTCGATTGATTGGTCTGGTGTTTATTATGTTAGGTCTCCTGATTCAACAAGAATATCTTTTGTAGATGTTGAATACAACGAAGCAATACAAGAAAATAGTTTGTATATCTTTCCTGGGAGCTTTCAACATTTTACTTCAAGACATACATCAGATATTTCTAGAGTTTCTATTGCTTTTAATATTGTTATAGATTGGAATAAATCACCCGCATTTAAAAATGATTGACATTTTTAAAACAAGTATAAGTATAAAAAAATTAGATGTAGATACAAAATCTATTCAAAAGTATTGCCTTGAACAAAAAAAGAAAAATAAAGGTAATTTAATATCTAACGCTGGCGGATGGCAATCAAAAAATTTAATTGGAGAGCACCCTGTTTTAAATAATGTTTTTATTGCTATGGAAGAACAAACTTTAGAGTTTGCAAAAGAAATATTAAAACCAAAACAATATTTTTTAAAAAATGCTTGGATAAATATAAACGAATATAGAGATTATAATCTTGCACATACACATCCTCAATGTTTATTTAGTAGTATTTTTTACGCAAAAGCGCCTATAGATTCTGGAAACTTGATATTTCATTCTTATGATGCTGAAATAATGGGAGCTTATTGGCATCATGAAGTTTTAAATACAAATATACAAACAGGTAATATCTACACTGTAGTTCCTGAAGAAAGTATGTTAGTTATATTTCCATCTTTTCTCAAACATGAGGTAAGTGCTAATATGAATAAAAAAGAATGTAGAATATCCATTGCTTCTAATTTAGGAAAGGAAGAAAATAAAAATGATTAAAGCAGTTTTAAGTGAAAAATTTATTGTTCACCATGAAATATCTAAACAATTAAAAAAAAGTTTAGATGAAAAGTTAATGATAAAAGAAATTACAAGAGCTTGGAAAAATAACGAAAGAGTAAATGACGAAGATTTTTATCATGATTATTTTTATACAAGGCTACAATTTATGAAATATTACAAATGGATAGCTGAGTATGCTCAAGATCATTATAATGTAGATGATAAAAATAAAAAAATATTTTTTGCTGATTATTCTGCTATTGTTTTAAAACCTAATCAAGGTTTGACTTTTCATAATCATGTTGACGAATGGGATTATCATAATAATTCTTTTGATGTTTCTATGCTGTATCCTTTAGTTGTTCCAGAATCAAAAAAAGAAACAAACGTTTTGTTTAGTTATGACAACGGTAGATTTAGAAAACAAAGATTTAAAGTTCCTCTTAGAAAAAACTTTTTATTAATGTTTAGTTCTCATTTAGATCATTCAATATTACCCAATCAAAGTTCAAAAAATATGATTTTATTGTCAATAAAATTTAAACATGAATAATTTTAAAGTATTACCTAATTTTTTACCCAACAACACACATCAAAACATTTATAATATTTTATTAGGTAATAATTTTCCTTGGTTTTATGAATCAAGTGTAACTAAAGAATACCAATCTAAAACCATTGATGATTTTCTTTTTTTTCATCATTTGTATTCAATAGATCAAGGCTCTACTAGCACTTACTTTCATGAAATACTTATACCTTTAATGGGAAGATTACAATTTACACAAATACTAAGAGGTAAGATTAATTTATATCCAAAAAAAGAAAAACCTTTGCAACATGATTTTCACATCGACAGGCAAGAACCTCACATGGTTGCACTATATTCTGTAAACACTAATAACGGATATACAATTTTTGAAGATGGTAAAAAAATTAACTCTGTTGCAAATCAATTAGTTATATTTCAGGGCCATATTAAACATGCTAGTTCTGTTCAAACAGATGAAAATGTTAGAGTAAATATTAATATTAATTTTTTAGATTGATACCCAAGCACTTGTGCTTGCATTCCAATAATGTGTATTAGCTGTTCCAAACTCTTGACTGTATAATCTTTTTTCCCAACGAGTATTTGTTTCGTTCCATACAAGATCCTCTGTTGCATCATCTACTGATGGCGCAGTAACAGGTGCTTCATAAATACATTTACTTTCATTAAGTACCCATGAGTTAAATGGTTTTTTTCTTATGAAAGCATTTTTTGAAGCATCGTATGTATCACCTATGCCAGGATAATTTTTTCTAAATGGTGTTCCACCAAGTTTATGTTGTCCCTCTTGAGTGTTATATGAACATTGTTTCCAAAGTTCCCAACCATGTACTGTTTTTTGATGTTCTATTCCAACAGCTTCTGATTCGTCACCATTCTCATCTAAACAATCAGAGTCATTTACAACTTCAATTGCCAACACAATGTTGTTTTCATCTAATTTTGCAAAATGTGCCATTATGATGATTTATACCTTATTACTACAATACCAGAACCGCCAGAACCGCCTTGTCCATTTGGATTTGCTCCAGCACCACCGCCGCCACCAGTGTTAGTGCTTCCAGAACCACCACCACCATTAGGATTGTTTCCTCCAGAGCCGCCACCACCAGGACCACCGCCGCCGCCTTTACCGCCGCCACCGCCACCTGCATATGTAGTGTCTGAGAATGTTATATTGTTTGGTGATCCGTTTCCACCAGATGCTCCATTTCTATCATTACAAGAACCGGGAGGAGGTTGAGGACCTTGAGATCCTGCTTGACTTGCGCCACCGCCACTTGCGCCACCTGCTGCATATCTGTGCGTTCCTGGTCCACCAGGATTACCTTGAGGAGGAGATACAGGAGGAGAGTTTCCATTACCAGCGCCTTGTCCGCCTTGCAGACCGCCACCGCCACCAGAGCCTCCGTTACCACCATCACCAGGAGATGAAGGACCGCCTGTTCCACCACGTCCACCTTGTGCAGACGTTATACTTGAAAAACTTGAAAGTGACCCCGGTGATTCTTTAGCACCACCGCCACCTATTGAAATTGGATATGAAGTTGCTGATACAGGAAGTCCACCTGAAGCGGGTGTAGTTCCAGGATTGTTTGTTCTAAATCCACCAGCACCACCGCCACCACCTACTTTATTACCTCCGCCGCCACCACCAGCAACTACTAAGTAATCAACAGTATTTGATCCTGCAGAGTTTCCAACAGTTTGAACTTGAAATGTTCCGGGTCCTGTAAAAGTATGTCTTGTAAAGTTTCCTTGAGTTGAAGAAGATCCGCCTGTTGCAGCTATAAATACTTGATCCTCAGCTCCATAAAAATCGCTTATTGCAATTGTTCCAGATGCTGGAACGTCTGTGTTATTTGGGGTTACTAAAGGACCACCTCTATAATACTCACTTATTGCGTGTGGAGCACTACCACCAAACTCTTGTACTATGGTATTTATACCAATTGTGCCTGAACTAGGAACTGCCATAATCTACCCTTTCTTTAGTTCATCTACCTGTTTTTGTAAATCCTTTATGGCTTCTATTAGAACACCTACTATGTTACCATACGCAACACCAAGATATTCTTCACCATCTTTTTTTTCTGTAGAAACTATTTCAGGGAAAACTTTTTGTACTTCCTGTGCAATAACACCAATACTTTTATGTCCATTTTTAACAAAGCTTACACCTCTCATTTGTGAAACTTTATCTAATGCATTGTCAATTGTTTTTATATCAGACTTTAATCTTTCATCTGAAAATGCAACAACATCATCATTAAATGTAGCTTTACCTGCTGCTGACATATCAAAAGTACATGCTGTAATACCAGAACCGCCATCATTACCTTTGATTGCTAAATCACCATCAGATACTTTTGTTTCTATTTCTAAAGTATTAGAATTATTATTAAATGCAGCTATTTCTGTGCCGCCACTTTGAAATGACCAGTTGTTACCAGCTGCATCAAGTATAATGTCTCCAGCCACATCTAAAGTTAAATCACCAGAAGATAAATCAATCTCTGTGCCGTCAATTGTTATATTATCAACTGTGATACCTGCATCAGCATCTACTACACCATTAAATGTAGCTTTACCTGCGTCAGACATGTCTAATGTTAAAGCAGTAATTCCTGCTCCACCATCATCTCCTTTGATAACAAAATCTTTATCTTGAACTGCTGTAGTTATAACTAAATCGCCAGAGTTTTGAGTAGTTAAATTAGCAACATCTATATTTGCCATTTTAATATCTATTTGATCATCTGTGTCTGCTGTTAAACTTGTGTCTGCATCTGCATCTAAAATTAATTCTTGACCTTGTAAATCAATAGAACCAGCTAAAGAAAAAACATCATACCAGTTTGTTCCATCTGTTGAAACAAGTCTAGTTGTACCATTAGCTATTGAAATTGTATTACCTGAAGCACCTAGTCTACAAGTCATTGCATAAGGACCAGAAGATCCTGAATCAGTTGTAGCGTTTGTAATTAAATATACTTTTTGAGTAGCAGGAAACTGAGCTATTCTTACTGCACCATGAGCGCCTGTAAGTCTAATATGAGCGTTTCTTGCTTGGTTATTTGCCTGTGATTGTGGACCATCAGCATTAGTAAGTGTTGTTACAGCGGAATCACCACATGCAACATTTACTACACCTGCTATGGCAAATTCTAATGATTGTGAAAAGTTGTTGTTCGTAATAGTTCCCCAAGTTCCTGAATTTGCACCAGTAGCTTGAAGCTCTATTCTCAAACTTGTTGAATATGTTGAACTCATTTAATCTCCTATATAATTTTTAGTGTTAAAAACAAAGTTTGTCAAAACTTTTATGCAGCTTTGTTGACTTCAGTCCAACTTATTGCGCTGTTTGAGTCGTCTACAGCACTCCAAAAAGTGCCTTGTAAATTTCCTGTATTACTTGTAGCAGAAACGCCAGTCACTGTCAAAGTAGAACTTCCAGATATTGTAGGGGATCCAGCAGACAAAGTAGAAGACACACTTGGTGCTTCATAGCTAGTTTCTTGTGTTTCTTCACCTAGTGACGAAGTCATACCAAGACCAGTTATTTCAATGGATGTTAAAACAGTGCCAAGCGAAGTAGTTAATTGATTTCCAGTAGGGAAAGCTGTTTTTCCTATAGTTGATACTGCAGTTCCTACAAAAATATCAAGCTCTGGTTCACTTGCAGCAACAACAGTTACTTGAGAGTCTCCTGAAACAGAGAAAGTTCCTATTGATGAAGTTAAACCTATACCACTAGGTGATAGTATTTGAGTTGTTGTAAGTGATACTGTACCGAGTGATGAAGTTAAAGCTTGACCAGTTAATGCTTGAGAAAGACCTGTTGCACCCCATTGTTGATTACCCCAACCAATAGCAGCGCCCGTATTAATATCGTGATCTCTGTTCCAACCTGTTGTTTTTGTAACAGCAGGTGTTTCATCTCCTAAAGAAGATGTCATACCAATTCCAGTTACAGAGATATTTTGATCTGTAGCAACTGTCTCAGTGCCTAAAGAGGCTGTTAATTGATTACCTGATGCCGGTGCAATTGCAATTCCAGTTGCAACAGCAGTTCCTGTGCTACTTGTTAAAGCTACACTTGGTAAAGTAATACTTGCAGTTCCTGTAACGCTTTCTTCTCCTAAAGAAGAAGTAAGACCAATACCAGTTACGGAAACAGTGTTATTACCATTGCCCCACGCACCATTACCCCAACCAAAACTAGTAAGATTGGCATCACTGACATTTAATCCTCGATTCCAACCTTCTCTAATTTGAATGGTCGTACTTGTGGTAGCACTTACTCCCGTAAGAGTGACATCAATGTCTAATACTAAACCAACATCATTGACACTGGATGTGAGGCTAACACCTGTGGCGTCAACAGTACCACCTTGGTTCCAAGCAGCATTGTTCCAGGTTGACCGCCCCCATCCTACTAGTGGGGTAGTCATAATTTATCTCCTATGCGATTCTTAAAATTGCAGCAGTTGCTTCAGCAGCAGGGAACGTAATTGTAAATGTTCCTGAAGTTGAAGATTTTACTCCACCAAAATCTAATACACAAACAGACGCATTTGTAGTTAAACCAGATACAGTTGAACTATTATAAATAACAGCAGCTTGTGCTGAAATAGTTGCACTTGTAAAAGATATATCACTAAAGTCACAAACAGCCGTATCTGTAGATAGAGCAGGAGTAACTGAAGTTAATGCCCCTCCACCTTCAGCATAAGTGCCTGATGCACTTACTTCGTCAGTTTGTTGAAATGCAGTTGTTGATTTGCTTAAAGTTGCTTCGCTATCGTATAATGCTAGTTTAAAAGCGTTCCCTGTCGTTGCCGTAAAATTGTGTAGGCCTTTCAGGATCTCCACTTTAAAACTGTTACATACAGCTTGAGTAATTGCCATAATAATCTCCTATGGGTTCCTTGATTCGAGAGGGATACGAATAACGCCGTCCCGAAATTCGTCTCTACGATCACGCCCCATCTCATATGTGGCAAGTGCTTGTACAGACTGATTATACATTTTATCGTAGTATTGTATCATATCTGCTGGACCTTTCAAGTATCCAAGTGCTTCTAAAAT